CGGCAGGCAATGCGTTGCCGACCACTAGGCCCAGCGTTGCGCCCTCGGCGGTGGTGCTGGCCACCTCATTGTCGGAGGCGTCATAGGTGCCGGCAAACTTGACCGCGCCGGTGCTGATCCCGATCGGCTGCCAGACGTTGCCATCCCACATGAAGAAGGCTTTATCCAATGGGTTGAAATACAGCTGGCTGATGTAATCAGCAACTGGAATTGCCTCGCCCAGTTTCCCCACGCTGTAATCCGCCAGCTTGACGCCGGTCACGGCGTCATCCGCTAGGCGATCGGTCGGGAACTCGCCAGCCGTGATCTTGCTGGCGTTCAGGTCGGGAACGCCAGATTCAGGGATGGTCGGTGCTTGGTGTTCCTGCCACTCGCTGCCGGTCCATGTCCACACCACACCCGTGGCAGCGTTGAACCACTGCTGCCCGATGAATGCCCCATCGCCTGATGGCGATCCGTTGCTCACCACCGCAGAGGATTGATCCGCCAGCTTGGCCGCGGTGATCGAGTCATCCTGCACCGCGCCGGTGGGGATACTCAGTGCGGCGTACTTCAGTTCGGTGATTGCCCCATCGGCAATCGTTGCGGCGAACGTCCCAGTGCCAGTGCCGGTTACGTCCCCAGTGAGGGTGATGGTCTGATCGCCGGTGTTAGTGCCCGAGCTGGTGCCTGCGAACGTCGATCCGTCCGTCCAGGTGCCGGATGCTGTCGCCAGCGTTCCCAGGCCTAGTGCGCTGCGCTGCGCTGCAGCATCCACGCCAGCGATCAGGGCGCGGCCAGCAGCAGTCAGCGGCACTTCCTGAACCGGCCCCGCACCGGCAGAGCTGCGGCCCAGCAGTCGATCGGTGGCAGAGACGTTCTGAATGCGGTCGTAAGTCACCGCGCCGGCGCCCAGCTTGGCCGTGATGACAGCACCCGTGCCGATCTTGTCGGCCAGCACCGCCCCATCGGCCAGCTTGCCGCTGGTCACGTTCAGATCCGCCAGCGCGGCGGTATTCACCGATCCGGCGGCATAGGCGGCCGAACCGAGCGGCGACACCTTCGCGGTAGTCACAGCACCGTCAGCCAGCTTGCCGGCGGTCACCTGCAGATCACCGATGCCGGCGGTGGGCATCACCACCTGCTGGAACGCTGCCCCATCCCACACCTGCAGATTGCCGGTGCCGCTGTGCAGCCACCCACGGCCGCGGTGGTTCCCCGTGCTGGGGGCTGTGACCGCAACGGCTGTTGCCGCATCGGCGGCCATCTTGGCGGCGGTGAGCACGCCATCGCCAATCGCCGCAGCACCCAGCTTAGTAACGCTGGTCTGATCCAGCTTTTCCAGGTCAATCTCCCCGGCGTCCACCAGGTCGATGCCTGCGGCAACCAAATCCTTCAGCGTGATTTTCTTCGTCTCGCTGGCAGAGATGTCGGCGATGGGCACCACATCATTAGCCGCCGCACCCGCCTTTGACAGGGCCGTGAGCTGGGTTATCCGCTGATCAGCCAAGGGTGCGCCTCACCGCGACCGTCCACAGGCTCAGGCTACGGACGGGCTCAGTCGTCCACCTCCTGCAGCAGGTAGTCCAGCGACTGCTCCAGCTCGATGCGGTCGTCATCCTCTTTCAGGATATAGTTAGCCGGCTTGCCATACACCAGCTGGATTTCATCGGTGGTGACAAAATCAATGGCGCAGCGCACGATGTCGCCAGCTCGCACCTGCACACCGGAGCGATTTACCACTGCGGTCAGGTTGTAGAAGACCGTATCAACCGTAGGATCAATGTCCTTGTCGGTCAGATACAGGGCTAGATCAAACTCGCTGCCAATCTCCACCCGCTGGATCAGCTGCAGTAGCAGCAGAGACGGCTCGGTAAGCCCGATCGTGCGGTAGTTGAACTCGCACTCGATCCGCCCAGCGCCGCTGATCAGGCCGGCGGATAGCTGCTGGCGAAACCGATCATTGAGGCTTGTGGCGTCAATTGTCTGCCGGTCGGTGTTGAACTCGTAGCCCTCCACCGATCCCAATAGGTTGAACTGCACATCACGCACGCGCACGCTGATCTGCAGCGGGTCGCCGGTGAATGCTGCCAGCGGGATCTCATTGGCGCGGACGTTGTTGACCGCATCGGTGAAGGTCGGGAAGAATCGCAGGCCACCCACGGCGTTGACATGCACGTAGGCCGTGAAGCTCTCCTGGGGCGGGTCGGTGCTCTCCAGGCCCCACACGGACGGCGGGAAGAATACCAGCCCACGGGCGTCCGTGGTGCTGATGTCCACCCGATCGCCGATCAGGATGTTGTTGATCGCCCCATCAAACGACAACCGGTTTAGCGACGTGTTCACATCGTCGGGGATGATCTGATCTGACACCCGGCCGATGAATGCTTTGGTGCCACGCCTCAGCTTGACGTTGCCCTTTGTGCCGAGGTAGTGCGTCATCAGTTGGCCTGGTTGATGGCCTCGTCAAAGTCTCCGTCCATCGTGAACTGAATCGGCACCACCACCAGCTCACCCACCGCCGAGCCGATCACAGCGCTGGTGATGTAGGCGTACATCTTGATGTCGTCAACGCCGCCGGTGTCTACGTCCAGCTCCAGAAAGACCCGATCCTGTTCGGTGATAGCGCCCCGCTTGTGGATCTTGGCCAGTAGCGCGGTGAACTGCGTTTTCTGCGCCGACTCGCCCGGCTCCAGCCGGTAGTACATCAGGGTGGCGCTGCCCGTTGCGCCCTTTAGCGATGGGATGAACGACCGCGCATCAGCGCCTAGGTCAGTGGTGGGCAGCAGGTCAACGCTGCTCTCCACAGACCAGCTCTGCACCTTCGCAACGGGCTTGCCGTTGAAGATCAGCCCCCCGGTTCGGCCTGTGTAGTAACCCATCAGCTGGCGCCCTCCTGCATCTCAGGCTACTCACCGCACACTGAACAGCGCATCGCTGAAGTCCGCCACCCGACTCAGCAGGTTGCCGTCCACCGTCTCGCAAGGGTGCTCCAGCGCCTTAACCGTCACCTCCCCTTCCTCGCTCATCGTCACCTCCGTCACCCGGAACACCCGCTTGCGATCAGTGACGGCGCCCAGCACGAACATGGAGCCCGCGTCATCGCTCAGGGCGTTGGCTTTGCCGTCCGCCACCGTCACGCTGGCCAGCGAGCGGACGTTGCCGCCGCTGCGATACACCAGCGCGGCATAGGTGCCATCGCGCAGCCGATCGCTCAGCGGGGCATTGAGCACGCCGCCAGGCATCACCACGCCGGCTGTCATCCGGTCCCAGGTGTTCAGGCCCACGTCCACGTAGATGTAGGCGCCAGGGCTCACCGGTGTGTCGGTGGGGAAGGTCTGGAACTCAATGCCTCGCCGCACCCATCGCCGCTGATTGCACAGCAGCTTGCCGTAGAGGATTGCCTGCTTGCGCTGGGTAACGAACTGCGATAGGTCGAACGTCTGGCGGATCGCTGCATCCTCAACGGCATCCACCAACCGCACATCGACGCTGGCGTTGCGCGGGAACACGTCATCTTCCTCTGTTTCCCGGTAGATCACCGTGGCGATCAGATCCTGAACGCTGGCGCCGTAGTCAAGGAACTCTTCGCGGTAGGTGCCCTCCAGGATGTTGCCAGTGGTGAACAGCGCCGAGATGTTCACCCGGCGATTGGCGCGGCCGCTGCTGTTCACCGGCACTGCCGGCACTAGCGTCTCCTTTCCGCCGATCTTGCCGAACTCCAGCAGCGAGTAGGGCGCCACCTCGGCCCAGAACTGCCGCCAGGATCCGACCTCAGCGATCAGCGGATCCATGAACAGTTGGCACCCGAGGCCGCTGTACTGACAGAACCGCTTGCTTAAGGCCAGGCTTTGCCAGTCCACGCCGGATGGCTTGGCATACCGGCCGATGCCGTTTTCCTTGTCCAGCACCGTGTCAGCGAAGATGTCCGGCGCCCAGCTGGTGCTGCCAGCGCTCTTGCTGTAGGTGCCGTCATCACTCACCACCCAGGAATCCTTACCCTCGGTGACGAACGCCGAGATGCTGCGCAGATCCTGCACGCCGCGGCCGGAAAATACCCCGAATGCCATGGTGCTCATCCGGGCATACTTGCCCTCAGTTGATCTCAGCTGTTGCTCTGTAACGGCCGTGATCTGGAACTCTGGGCCCGCCTCGAAACTGAACTGAATGTCGGTGTCGCTGCGGACGCTGAACAGATCCCACTCATTGGTGAGCACCGGCCCGCGATCCTTCAGCACTGAGCTGATGTCCTTTAGGTCGCCCACCCATCGAAACCGATTGCCGTTGTGCCTAAAGCTTTCGCCTTTGCCGCTGTTCTCAATCAGGGCGATTTGTTTCTGCCCGTTTTGCGCCCGCTCGGCCGCTAGGTCGCTGATCGGCTGAAACTCAAACTCCCACTTCTGGTTGCCGCTGCCGGCGCGAAAGTCAAGGCTGATGAAATTATCGAGATCAGCGGACCTGCGGCAGGCGATAATCAGCGGCAGCAGATCCTGTGTGGCCCTGCTGAGCGGCCGATACAGCAGCCGGAAGAATGCCAGCCGGGACTTAATGCCGTTGTCACTTGCCTTGTATCCCTCGGGCTCGCTGTCGCCGTATTTCTTTTGCCTGCCTTGGATGCGGCGGAACAGCTTGACCCGCATTGAGAACGACACCATCTCGCAGGCTGTCACCGTCTGATACGCGGCGCTGTCGGCCTTCACCAGCGCCTTGGTGTAAAAGCTGTCATCCTTTGCGCCGTTTTCCGGCGCCTTGCTGTCGCCGTAGGGCGTTGACGGGGTGCGGCCGGCAGCGATGCAGCGGAACGTGGCCCGCACCTCGTTGTCGTCAAGGTTGGTGTTGTCGGTGATGCTGAGCAGGGCGAATCGGGCAGTGCCCAGCTGGTAGGCGCTGCCACGGTCCAGGCTGCTCACCAGCTGGTAGCGCTGCTCCTGGGCGGCCTCTTCGGCGATGTTGGTTTTTTTGTTCTGGGTCTTGGCGAATACCAGCGTGATCTGTGTGCCGACCGTGTAGCGACCACTGCCGCCAGCGCCCCATCCGTTGGTGGTCAGGGTGATGCCGTTGTTGGCGGTCACGATGTCGCCTTTGCTGTTGCGCTCCTGTAGCTGGACGTTGATCGGGATCGGATTGAACACCCCGCAGCTGGTCAAGCTGCTGGGGCTGAATGCCTGGCTGTAGCCGCTGCGGCGAGTTGCGCCATCGATGATCCGGCACACGTCATCACCCGGCGCGGCGCCCTCGCGGGAGGGGTCGCTGTCATCGCCGATCTGCCGTTGGTTGAACCTGGCGTTGCCGCTCTGGTTGAAATAGAGCCAGGTTTTTGATGCGGCGAACTCCCGCAGCGGCAGCTGGCCGAACGCCACCCGGTCCCAATCAATCTTGCGGATACTGGCAGCACCGGCCACCAGCAGCAGCTGCATAAATTGCGAACTGCCATAGCTGCGGACGCTGGACCACACCAGCGACGTGGCCACACGCACGCCGCCGCGTGGATTCTGCGCGGTGTTGGTGTAGACCAGATTCAGCGGCTCGCCGTACTGGGCCAGCTCCTGGGAGCTGTTGAACCCGAACCGTGGGGCGAAGCGCTGCTCACGGGTCTGCCGCGGGCTGCGGCCGGCGCTCGGCACCGATGGCCGCAGCAGCAGGGCGCTGGCCACCTGAAACAGGATGCCCACCACCGTGAGCGCAAGGGCGACGGCGCCGGGGCCCGCTTGGATCTCCGCCTGTTGATCCTCAATGCTGCGGCTGTAGTCCTTCTGTTGCGCCGCGATGAAGTCTAGGTAGTCCTCCTGACTCACGCCCAGCTGCTCAATCAGCTGGTGCTCATAGGGCAGCAGTCGTCTCATCGCAGCCGGTAGCACTGGCCGGCGCCCTGCGGCAGCGGCGTCATCACCACAGTCTGTCCAGGGGCAATGAACATCACCCCGCCATCCACCGCGACGCCCAGCGCCGCTGCAGCGCCGCCCAGCAAGATCGGGTCGCCCGGTAGGGCCGCGGCCACAGGATCGGCCAGAGAGGCCAGCAGCCGCCGCAGGTGAAGCAGCCCGAACGTCTCGGCCGTGTGCTCCCGGTAGACCCACTCAAACTGCGCCGCGTGATCCGGCAGGCCCAGCTGCCGCCGCACTGCGCAGACCAGCTGAAAGCAGTCCGTGCATCCGCTGCCATCACCAGGCCGGCAGCCCCACCGATACGCCAAGCCGATCAGATCATTCATCTGAGGTAGAGCTCCGCATTGAGCGGCAGGATGCCCACGTTCTGGCTGGTCAGTGTGCGGGCCGGGAAGTTGCTGCCGACTGAATCCATCGCTGATCTGAACCGCAGCTCCACCGTGTCATCGTTGAACCCGGAACCTGAGCCCACATAATAATCCTCGTACTGGTTGGCGATTGCGCCGGTAGCGTTAAGCCAGAGGGTGGTCAGGGTCAACTCGCTCAGCCGGTTGCCGTCGCCTTCCTCCACCAGCCGCAGCACCACCTCTAGGCTGGGGAACAGCACCTGCACGGTTTCATTGTCGCCGCCCAGGCTGGCCATTGCGCCGCTCACTTGGAACGGAGCGAAGTCATACTTGGCGCCTAGGTAGGTGTACTCCTGGGCGACAAAATAGTTCTGATAGCGGTGCCGGGTGCCGCTGCTGGTGCGCAGATTGAACAGCTGAGCGATGCGAATCGTGCTCATACGTTCAGCTCGGCCACCAGCTCCACGGTGATGCTGCTGATCTCATTGCCGGCCCATTGAATCGACGGCGGGCCGGCATACTCCCACAGGCAGCCGTCAGGGGAGCGCAGCATTGAACGCAAGCCGGGGCGCTGCGGGCTGCTGCTTTGGCCGGTGGTGGTGACGCCCGCAAACGTCTCAGGCGGCAGCTCAAAGCGATCGTCCTCATCGATGTTTTCGTAGTGCCGCACCACCTGCAGGATGTCCCGATCGCGGCGGTTAGCAAAGGTGAGGCGCAGCTGATAGCCGAACTTTTTGTTTCCGTACCGGCGCTTTACCGTCGTGCCCGCCATGGTGCGGAACACCTTTGTTGGGTAGGTGCCGAGCGTCATCTGCCGCTCGTTCGGTTTCAAATCGGGGAAGGTCGCGGCCATCAGCGGATGCCCACCTTGCTACGGGTTGCTGGGCTCTGTTGCAGTCTGTTTAGCGTCATGCTCATCCCCCGCTTGGCGCCATCATTGGCGGCACGCTTGCGGGTCTCGGCCATTGCCGATTCGAGCTGGTCACGGGAGACGTACTCCACCCCGTTGATCGTGGTGGTCTCGAAGCTCATGCTCAGCACCGGCGAGGCGTTGCTGCCGGCAGGTGATGCACCCATCAGCTCGCGCATCCGATCGCCACGGTTGCCGTCCGGGGCCTGCAGCGCCACGGGGATCCGGCGGCCATCAGGCAGCGGCACATAGGCCTCATTCATCGAGCCTTCGCCGAATAGGGCCACCTGGGGGGTGCTGGCGACGCCACCGCGAGAGTAGGCCTTCAGCGGCAGCGGGCCGGATGGGGACATGATGCCGCCGTTGGCGAAGCCGGTAGTGGGGAAGCTGAGGGCGGGGCTGATGCCACCAGCGCCGAACGGGCCGACAGAGGAACCAGAGAACCCGCCAACTGCAGATCCACCGATCCCAGCGAACATCCGGGCGATGCCGATGGCGATGTACTGGGCGATCATCTTCTTTGCCGTGTCAATCAGCGCGCTGGCGATGCCCTGCAGGAAGTCGGCGAACACCTCCTTGGCGGACTTGGTGCCGGCGATCATCTCCGCCATGCCGTTGGTCGCCAGGGTGGCCGCAGCATCAGCCGCTTGGCCAATCGCCGGGTACTTCTGCAGGATCTCATCGAGCTGCGCCTTCTGCTGCTCCAGCACGTTAAACACCGTCGGCTCGGATGCTTGGCGGGCGAGGTCTTGCATCATGCGCCGGCGCTCCATCAGGATCTCGTTCAGATCCTGTTCTGCCCTGAGCCGAGCCAGTGCCAGCTGTTGCTCCTTTTCGCGCTCCAGTCCTTCGCGGATGGCGGCGGTTTCAGCCACGCCGCCGAGCCGGGCGATTTCCTCTTCAATCGCCTTCAGGTTCTGCAGCTTCTCAAAATGCTGCTGGGTGATATTGTCAATCTCAATTTCTAACTCTAACCGGCGGCGCTGCTCATCGGTTGTGGCACCTAGCAAGCTCCTTTCGTTATAAAGCTGCAAGGCGGTCTTGGCCCGTTCTTCGTTGAACTGTTCGAGCTGTTTCTGTGCGGCGGCTTGCTGTTCTTGGAGTTGCTCCATTGCGGCCATGCTTTCCTCGTAGCCGGCGACTTGAGCTTGCGCCTGTTCGACAGCGCCAAACCCAATATTTTCCATTGAGCCCCCAAAGAATGTGCTCAGCGCTTTCTGGCGATGCGGCCCCATCCGTTGCACTCCGCTCACGGCGCTAGTGCCGAATGAGTCGCGGGCGTTGCGATTGGCGCGAGGGTTGCCGGCCAGTACGGTGGTATAGAGATCCAACAGGCTGGCCCCTTGGGTGCTCATGCCCACACCCTTGAAGCGGTCTTGGAAGTACCGCACGACGGGCCCCATTACCTGCTCCTCGAACGACTGGCCGGGAGTGACGCCGTACTGCCGCCGTTCAGGTGCGCCGAACTGGATCAGGCCCTGGTAGTTGCCGCCAGCGCCGCCACGGATTGACGGGCTGAAGGTGCCGGCGGTCTCAAAGCTGATGATCGTCGCCAGGTCGAGCGGGCTGACGCCGAGCTTTTGAGCCGCAGCAACCAGCGCCTTGCCGCGGCTGGAGATCTCAAACCTCGGGGCGGCAGCGGCGGTGGGTTGGCGCCCGGCCCCAGCACCCGCCCCTCCACCAGCCGGCACAACCGGCAGCGGCACTGCAGCGGCCGGCACGCCTGTGATCTGCTGCGCACGGGCAAACGCCGCATCGCGGGCCCCGGCAAAACGCGACACGTAGGCGCTTGATGCCTGATTCCTGCGCGTCACCGCAGCGCTCGGCGTGTAGGTCAGGCCCCGACGCTCGGCCATCGCCTTGGCCGCGGCCTCTGCATCCTGCACGCCCACCAGTCCGGTGAGCAGCTCGTCAAGGCCCTCGATCGCGAACTTCACGCCGATCGTGATCAGGCCGATTTTGCCCAGCGTGCCCAGTACCGTCAGCAGCCGGCCGGCACTGGTGGCCGCGGCGGTTGATGCGGTGCCGGCGGCAGTAGCGGAGGCGGTGTAGGCGTTCAGGGCTGCAGTGGCGGCCCGAATCCCGCCGATGGCGTTCATTGCCGTGGTCAGGCTCACGACGGCCACACCAGCCGCCGCCGCTGCCACGCCCACATTGCGCACCGGCTCGGGGAGCTTGTTGACTTCCTGCAGCAGCTGGGTTGCCGCCTTGGCCATCGCCAGCGCCGTGGGCAGCAGCGCCTCTCCGATCTCGATCTGCAGCTCCTGCCCCGCAATCTGCAGGTTGCGGAACTGTTGCGCCGGGCCCTTCATCGCCTCGGCCAGCTTGGGGGCGCCGTCGCGTTCAATCCGCCCTAAGGCTGTCAACACGATGTCGCCGGTGATTTTGCCTTCCTTCGCCAGCTCGCGGATCTGGCCGATCGGCACACCCATCACCTGAGCGATGCTCTGCACCACTGCCGGGGTCTGCTCAAAGACGCTGTTCAGCTCTTCGCCGCGCAGGACGCCAGTGCCCAGCGCCTGGCTCAGCTGCAGGAACGCCGCGCTTGCCTCAGTTGAGGTGGTGCCGCTCAGCTTGGCCGCCGTGTTGAATCCGTTGTAGACGGTGCTGACTTCCTCCAGCGTCAGCCCGATTGGCCGCAGCCTGGCGTAGATCTGCGCGAACTCTTGATTGGCCTGCGTCTGCGCAGTGCCGAACTTTTGCGCAGCAGCAGTGGCGGCGGCCTGCACCCTGCTGTAATCGTCAAGCCCCTGCGACAGCGACCTCAACCGCCGCTCTGATTCCTCACTCGCCACCACGGCGCCCAGCGATCCGCCAATGGCCCTGCCAGCGCCGATGGTAGCCAGGCTGCTGGCGAGGCCTGCCGCCAACCTGCGGCCCATCGAATCACCAGCTGCGGTGGCCGTGGTGTCGAGCCCCCGCAGCTTCCCTTCGAGCTTTTGGATCTCGGCGCCGTACCGCTGAAACTCCCTGCTGCCGATCTTGGCCTGCTCCTGCAGGCCACGGAATGCGCCAATGCTGCTGCGGATCCCGGCGATCGTGTTGTCGTTGGCGCGGGCGAACTGGAACGTGGCCGCCCGCAAGGTGCTGATCTCGCGTGCCGTGGTCTGGCTGTTCTTGCCCAGATCCTGCAGCGACTTCTTCACCCGGTCGATATTCCCGCCGCCCTTCACCTCGGCTGAGAGCCGGATGGCGGTATCCAGGCTCATTCGGGCCATTGATTATCCGATCGCCATTCCTGAGATCAGCCTACGGATCCGCCCTCATCACCCCCAGGAACTCCCGCTCCACCAACCGCAGATCCTCCAGCAGCCACAGCCGGTCCTGGCGTTTCACGCCCTCATCCTTGGCCCACAGGAAGAACACCTGATAGTCCAGCCCCACAGGGCCATTCATCCCCATCCGCCACTGGGTCTGCAGCTTCATAAACCACCCGATCGCCTCGACGTTTTCCGCCAGCAGGCCGAACGTCTCCGGCCGCCGCTCTACCTCAGGCACCGCCAGGCCGAACATGGCTGCAGCATCAGCCGCATCCTTGCCATCGTCGGCTGGGTCGCCCTTCGCGGCAGCGGCGAGGAACCGCGCCGCGTCGATCAGTTTTTTGCGCGGAACCCTCCAGCCTTCGCGGCGGCCTTCTCAGAGGGCTGGCCCAGGCTTTCAAGCCAGGCCTTGAAGATTGCAGCGCTGGCGCCCTGCACCCGGTAGAGCTGGGCTTTAGTGGCGTCGCTGAACTCGATCGGCTCGCCATCCTCGCCCACCACCTCATCACCCCAGCCGCAGAGCACCTCATCAGCCAGGTCCTGATAGGTGCAGGGCAGCGGGTCGCTCAGCGAGGCTTCCTCATCCTTGGCGTAGCCCTGCAGCGCCTCAATGCGCTTACGCATCGCCACCAACATCTGATTGTGCTGATCCTGCAGCGCCTGCGCGTCCTGCTCATCGAGAACGCTGAAATGAGCGGTGAACTTGTAGGGCTTCTTGACTCCACCTTTGGCCGGCAGGTCAACACTCACCGGCCATTCGATGTGGTCGGGCTGAAACAGGTGGAACATGGCGAATCAGAAGAAGATCAGGCGGGTTTCGTCGTTCTGCGTCTTGGGCAGCGCAGTAAACGGGATCTGCAGCATGTCGATTCCATCGGAATCGCTGAACGACAGATCGCCGCTAATCGCAGCCTTCGGGCAGAAGAAGATGGAGCTTTCCGTTGCTGCCGTACCCTGTTGCACCACGAACGGGCCATCGCTGGCGCCGCTGTTGTCAGCAGCAGCAGTGAAGTAGTTTTTGGTCGCAACCGGCGGATTTTCAATCGTCAGCGTTCCATTGGGGTTCGGGCGATCGGTGATACGGGCGCGAGGCTCGCAGTTGATCAGCGAACGGAACGAGGTAGTGAGACCCCAGTCGAAGGTGAAGCCCTCGGTGCAGGGCCCGTAGCCCTGGAACCGCAGCGCCTTGGTGTGGCGCGGGGTGACGGGCACCGGCTCGGCCTGGTTGCCGTAGGTGAAGGCCTCGGCGCTCTTTGCGGTCGGGGTGACGTACTTGCCGATGCCGGTGATCGTGAAGGTGCCGTAGCTGTTCAGCGGTGAGTTGAGCGCTGGGGAGCCGCGGAAGCCTTCGATGCGGTGCACGTTCTGATCCTTCACCGCCACCAGCGTGCAGCTA